ATAGATTTTAGTCTAAGCATGACAGGATATTTTATAAGACTAAACTTGCGATTATGTCTTAGTGCACAGTGTACAATATAATCAATTAAGTCTGGTAAGACATGAATATTGGTTGGATCAATTATAACATTTACATGAGGTAGTATGTTGTACTTGAAACAATTATCCAAAGCTATTGTTTTTAACTTTGCATACTTTCCTCCATCAAACTCTTTATAAACTTCATTATCTAATCCACCATTCATACTTATCCCAAGAAGATTTAATCCAGCATCTTTCAATTCTTTAACATATGATTCTTTTCTTAGCTTTAAGCCATTAGTAAGTAATGAAGGACGATGACCTTTCTCTCTTACCATTCTAATAAGAAAAGGTAAGTTATGATACATTGTTGGCTCAGCACCAATGAATCTTATATCTGTTCTGTTTGGAAGTTTAGTTAGAACATCATTAAATTTATCAGTATTAATATCTGGGATAGAGGTATCATTTAACATATCACCAAGATAGCAATTCAGACAAGCCATTTGACATTTGTAAGTAGTTTGAATAGATAAAGTCTTAAAGGTATTTTGTTCAGGTTCTATTTCTATATATTTCATTACACATTAGCATCTGTACTTTTAGGTAACCAATCTACACACTTTATGTCTACAATCTCTAATCTTGAAAGAGCCGGGTTTGCTGGCATCATTTTTATTTGATCTACAATACTCATCTGGCAAATTTGTTCGGTTGGGAAAGCCGTAGGGCTTCTGATCAATAAACATGATTCAAAAGTTTGGGGCTCACCAATCATACATAGAAGTATTTGTCCAGTCCAGTATCCAAAATCCATAATATCTCCTTTAAAGAAAAGCGGGGCTAACCGTGGCCCCGCGCGTGTGTATTACGTCACAACCCGATACTATTTAGTAGAGTTTTAGAATGAAAAACGAGTACCTACTACTACGTCACTCCATCCTTCTGCCTCTAAGTCATAGCCAGTCTCACCATAGAGCTCTGCACTAAGACCCCAAAGCTCCATACCATATGATGCATCTAATTCAATTGTAGGTTTTTCATCCCACAATGTGATTGAGTCGTCATATAGTTCTACTGGTAAACCAGCTGAGAAGCCCCAACCCCACTTTTCGATACCAGCTTCTGGTGTCAAAGTGATGTTCATGTTTTCTGCATCTGCATTGTAAGCTGCATCTAGTTCAGCTCCCAAAGAGATACCTGTGGCTCCGATTTCAGCTGCTTCAGCTTCTTCGCTCATGCATGCTGCCAATGTGAAAGCTGCTACTGTAGCTACGATAAATTTCATTAGTTTGTTTCCTTTTATTTACGATTCCAGATTTCATATAGAACCCAAACAGCGATTAAGCCCATAATACCTTCAGAGCCTAATGATCCAAGCATAGCTGTTACGTTATCAACTACACTCATACCTTCTGGCATGAATGGCATATTGCCCAGTCCAAGAACTTCAATGACGATGGCTAGTGCGGCTACACTTAGACCAACATCGGCTAATGCTCCTGCCCATGACTTTACTTTGTTTAAGATTTCCATAAGTTGTCCCCTTAGTTGTTTGACGCCACACTTCTGTTGCTAGGTAGTGGCCACCCCCTGTGTTATGCGGCTAGCGCGTAACCAGATGGTGCAAAGTTATTGTTTGCAGTTATTGTTCGTAGACTCAAATACCAGTCGAACCTAACTCTCCCCCCATAAACACACTACTGAATTCTTCATCAGAACTTATACCTGTGAAGTATTCATTGAAACCAAACATTTCCATAGTCATGAATGTAAAGAACAAAAGTAATACAGCCCACAATATCATTTTACCACTTGCGTTTGTGGATGCTAATCTTATTCCAACAAATTCATTACCAAGTATTCTTAGTGCTAATTCAAATTCATTAGTATCGTTTTTTATATCAATTATCTTTTTGTCTTCGGGCATGTTCTAATACTTCTTTACATTTATCTGATGCATATGTTGTAAACCATCGTGGAGCAAATCCATGAAAGAAACAAGCATATGCTGCTTTTTCCAATTGCCAGGATATCCACATAGCATGTTTAAAATGTTGCCATCTCGTCATGCCAGCTTCGTCCATATGCAATTTGCATTTTTTACTTAACATATTTTTTCCAATGTGTTTATGGTGGAGGAGTCGGGAATTGCACCCGAGTCCTGTATATCCTCAACCGCCTACAAAGTATACTTATAAAAGAGTACGGTTGAATAGTCAACTGTGTATTTTAAATTATTTTTGTATGCCTTTAAAGTCACATCAAAACTTACCAAGGAACTTGGCTATGTGTCCTACAAAAGGTAATAACATAATTGCCATCATAAGATTCATACCAGTGTGTGCCATGGCTATTCGTAACGTGTCACCTTTGGGCATACCATCTGATACAAAGAATCCTGCAAGCCATATTGTACCTGTTGTTCCTATGTTAGCTCCAAGTACTGCGGCAACTGCAGCTGGGAGCGGCAATGCTCCTGATGCTACTAATGCAATGATTGCTGTAGTTGATAGTGATGATGATTGCCATAGGAGAGTCATCACTATTCCACCCAGGAACATATAGATTGGATTACCTAAAAAGTATTGTAGATGATCCATATTTCCCATTGACTTCATGCCACCTGAGAATGTCTTTAAACCAATATAAAATATTACCAAGCCTACTAAGGCCGTTATAACAGGGTTACCTAAATCCATTTTCCTTACTTTCTTCCATAATTTTTTTTCATGTTTCATTCATAATCCTTAGCAATAATAAATTCTTTATCTCTAATAATTCTTTCGGCTACTCTTTTAAGAGTAGTAATTAAAATTAAAATATTATTTTCATCATACAAATAATATTTATTGTGTCTTTTGAATAACGTGTAATTCATGGAACATTCTTATATGATCTTTTAATTTTAATTTTTCTTTTTTTGCTTCTTTCAATTTAGTTTGTAATTCTGAACTTCGATCTGACTGACGGTCTCTCTCAAGTTGAGCTACTATCTTTTCCTGATCCTTGTATCTTTTCTCTAGCCATTCTATTTTGTGTTGAAGTTCTTTTTCCATATCCCAGCCTCTTCATAATTTTCATCCGTTGATGATAATGCATTCTTGGCCATTTAGTTATTTCTTCTGTGGTCCGGCCACAACCAATACAGACATTGTTTACTAGTTTGCATATACTCTTACAAGGAGATATGAACATATCAGAATGGGGGTTGTTCTCCTTCATAAGTTGGCTTCCATCCTTTTGATACTTTAGTTAACTCTTCTTTTATTTCTGGCCAGACTACATCTGGTTTACTTGGTAAGTATTCGACTGGTAGTATACCGTGTTTCAGTAACCAACACTCTAACTCAATTGGCAGCTCTTGTTCCGTCATCCCATGTTCCATCCCATTTATAAAAAATATGTGATCCTATTACTTTACTAACTTCCATCTCTTTGTTCCACGATGGATTTACATATCCAGCATGATAAAATTGAGCACCGAGAGTAGGATCTGTTGTATTACCTATGATAACGTCTCTTGCAATAGTAACAGCCGTCTTCCATGCTTTGAGATCTTTAGGTGATTGATTCTTTACTTTAAAAGTCCAACTAAATTGTTTAGACTCATACACTACAGAACATATGTCACCTGGCCAGTGTTCTTCTCCTACTCTGTTCATAGTAACATGAGCCACTGCAACTTGTCCTTCTACTGGTTCGCCTCTTGCTTCATAATAGATGTTTTTGGCCATACATTCAACTTGTTTTTTATCTAACACTGGTCCATAGCCTGTATTCAAAACCAACGCTAGGATTGTTCCTAGGGTCATAGCATTTATCCATCCACTTAAAATTAATATTATTGTTTTTTTATTCATAACGATGCCTCAAATACCTCTATCGCATAAATAGGTCTAAAGGTCAACACTTTTATTTATATATGAGGAAAATAAATGACAGATGAAATATGGTTGGAAGATAAAGCTCATCTAATGGCTCAAATGGCAGAGATTGCATATAAAGATGGTCCACAAGCAAAAATAGCATACAAAGCTCTCGGTTATACAAACCACAAATTTTTTGAGATGGATGGAGCTCAGGCTCATGCATGTTGGAACAAGGATGAATATGTTCTTTGTTTCAGAGGTACAGAGCCAAGTGAATTTTCAGATATCAAAGCTGACTTAAATGCACTTCCAGATAGAGGAGTTGCTGGTGGTTGGGTTCATAATGGATTCCAAACAGAACTAGAAAAGATTTGGGTTGATGTTGAAAAGCATAGTAAGAGATTGAAAAGAAAATGTTTTTATGTTTGTGGACATTCTTTAGGAGGAGCAATGGCTACATTAGCCACCTCAAGACTTGAAGGTGTTACTTGTTTATACACTTATGGATCTCCCAGAGCTGGCACAAGAAGTTTTGTGAAAGCATTCAACACTCCACATCTTAGACATGTAAATAATAACGATATAGTTCCTAAAGTTCCTTTTGCAGTGATGGGATATAAACATCACGGAACTTTAAGATACATAAACCATTATGGTAATATAAGAAAGATGTCTAGTTGGCAAAGAATGAAAGATGGTATGAGAGGCAGAATGGCTGCGTGGAGAAACAAACAACCGTTCGATGGTGCCAGGGATCATGGTATGAACAATTATGTAAAATATTTGGAGAAATAAATGTACGAGTATAAAGCTACAGTAGTAAAAGTAATTGATGGTGACACAGTAGACGTTGACATTGATTTAGGTTTTGGAATTGTAATGAAAGATGAGAGAGTACGAATAATGGGAATCGATACTCCTGAATCAAGAACAAGTGATGACACAGAAAAGTTATTTGGTGAAGCTGCTAAGTCAAGAGTTATTGAATTGTTAGGTGAAGGAGCAATTCTTAAAACTCAAATAAATAAAGACGGCGAAGACATGAAGGGAAAGTTTGGTCGTATCCTTGGAGACTTTATAGTTGAGGAATTTGAGGGACAACCAAGATTGTTAACTGAAGTACTTATTGAAGAACATCATGCAGTTGTTTACATGGGTGGATCTAAAGAAGAGATAGAAGCTGCTCATAAAGAAAACAGGAAGTGGTTAATTGAACATAATAAAGTTGAATATAATGTTAAAATGGATCTTTAATGATAGATAGACTGTTTGATGATACATTGTGGATATACACAAGTATTATTGGTGCACTAGCAGGTGCAGCATTCTTAGCATATTTTAAAGACACTCATGCAGGCATCTATTGTTATGCTAAGCTAGATCAGATCTTAGACTATCTTGTTGATAGATGGGGCTGGACTTGGTTACAACAACCTGAAGATGTCTGGAGAAAAAAGTATCCAAAGATTACCAAAAAGATCGATGAGATCGAAAGGAGATTAGATGCGTTGGATAAAAAGTAGAATGAACGAAAGAACCAGTTGGGATGGAGCAGCATTAGTAGCTCTTGGACTAATGGTATTGTTTCTAGCACCTCTTGCTAAGATAGCAGCAGGTCTTGCAATAGCTTATGGAGCTTGGACTATCTGGAAGTCTGAATAATGGCTGAAGGAGATGTTCAAGCTGGAATACAATTCATCTATCACATGAGAGAACATTTGGTAGATATTGGTATTGCTACAGTTTATGCTATTGCAGTGTATGCATTAGTGTTATGGATTAAAAGAAAGTTAAGTTAATGGCAGCTGCAAAGACACTAGAACCAGATTCCATCTTCTCACATTTAGATACTGATGGAGATGGAATCATTACTGATGAAGAGATGGCTCGTGCAAAAGAGATTGCTGAGTTTGATCACAAACGTAAGATGCAAGATAATGAAGATAAAAAAGAAGACCAAATCAGATCCATGGCTTGGTTTGCCCTCTGGGGTATGTTGTTATACCCATTCACAATTCTAGCAACATCTATATTTGGTCTCGCCCAAGCATCACAATTAATTGCAGACATTGCACCTACTTACTTTGTAGCGATTGCAGGACTTGTTGCTGCATTCTTTGGTGCTCAGGCATACTCAAAAAGTAAAAGTACTACTGACTCAACAAAGAAGAGTTAAGCACCTAAGATACGACGAACAGCTATAGGGTCTTCAGTCATGATTGACCCACCCTTAGTAATATGTTCCATTACTTGCTCGAAGTAAAAAGCAGCATCGGGTTCACTCTCTAGTACGTTAGCAGCTGTACGAAAGAAGTTACGCAACTTCATATCTGTACTACCATCACCCATCGCTGCAGGCTTCCACTTACCATTACGTTGATTGCTCATTATCATCCTCCTCTACAATCGATTCTTCTAAAGTATCAACTTTTTTTGATAGAAGGTCAACACGTTGATGTATATCATACAATGTTTTTCTAAGGTCATTAAGATTCTGACTTTGCTTAACATCTATATTTTGTGTTTCAGTATAGTTCCAAAATACTACTGCACCAAGAAAAAACAGAAAAGTAATGATAGCTACTTCCATTAGTAATCTCCAATTGTATCAACATATTGACTTATATTTATATTGTTTAATCACAGTCCACGAGAGTTAGTAGACCTTGCTCTCTAGCAGCTTTCATTATGATTGGAGTAAACTTCTCTTCAACCATTTCTTCAATGCGGTCCCAATTACCTCTCATATTCCATTCATCTGGAAAAGGCATATTACTTTTTCTAAGACCTAAGATCTTAAGCTGTTTGCCACGATTCATCAAACCATTGTTAAAGATATCGTACACAACATTCTGTGCTCTACGGAAACGCTCAAGCTCTTTATTAGCTGTGTACTTTTTTGGACACTCTCCTTGATCTGGAAAGTGATCCAGATCGGAAAGCATTCCTCGAAGTCTGTTTGTTGTAGGTGTACAACCCCATTCAATATTCATAGTCATTATGACACCTTCCTTGCCATTACTTCGTTAAGATCAAAAACTGAAAAGTAGATAGGTCTAGCAACTGTCTTACCAGTCTCATCAGTTTCAGTTTCTGTTTTACTAAAACGTACTAATGTAGCAGCTTTCTTGATACCTTTCAGAGCTTTGCCTGAGATACCATCAAGTTTAATAGCTTGCTTAAATGTTACAAAAAGATCACCTTCGTCAAAACCAAGATCCAAAAGAGTAGCTTCATTCTTACCTGAATAAACTGTTCCTGTTACTGCATTCATCATAATATTTTCTCCTTCTATACATTCCTTATCCCATATTGTAGAACAGAAGTCAACAGTTAATTTCAAATAAAAGTAACTTTTTTTATAAATACATTTGAATGAAGGAAAGGAAGATCTATGATCGATCCAGTAAGTGCTATTGGTATGGCTACAGCTGCCTACCAAGGATTGAGAAAAGCTATCAATACGGGTAAGGAATTATCCGACATGGCTGGTACTCTAAACCAATGGGCAACTTCTATGAGTGATTTAGATTTTGCACATAGGCAGGCAGAGAATCCTCCTATGTTTAAAAAGATATTTGGATCAAACCAAATAGAGCAAAATGCTTTGGAAGTGTGGGGTCATAAACAAAAGGCTAAAGAGATGCGTGAGGAATTACGGTCTCATATTAATTTTGTCTATGGTCCATCGGCCTGGAAAGAGATTGTTGCTATAGAAGCTAGAATGCGTAATGAACGTAAAGAAGCAATCTATAAAGCTGAAGAACGTAAACAAGCCATAATAGAATGGACAGTTGGTCTAGCATTAGCTGGTGTAGCTATTGGACTGCTAGTATTCTTTATATGGATATTCTCAATGCGTTAATCTTTAAGGACAATGTCGTAAGCTCCAATAGGAGCTTCCCATGCCTTCATTAGCTTCAGATACATTTCAGGTGTAAAAGAAACTACATCAAAACAATTCTTACGTTCATTCCATTGTCTGATATGACAAAAGTTGTCATACAATAAAGCTGAGACATCTTCTAGTTGACCTGTGTTATCCAATATGGTTATACAGGTCTCATCCTCTTCCATCTCAACCGTAAACATTAGCTATACTTTTTATCATGGGCTTTACCTTTTCCATAGTCACCATCATAACTACTTAGGGCTTCAGCTTTCCAGCTCAAATACTGACCAATACGAGTACCAGGCTTGATAAGCATCCTACCACAACTAACATGCATAACTCCCGCCATGACTCCGGCATATCCCGTATCGTAGAGTCCAGAAGTAATAAACACCCCATTACGATTGAGAGTGGAACGAGTAATAACAAATCCTGCTTCATCAGGTCCTACCTCTATTTCGTTCTCCATAATAACTTCATATGTACCAGGATAGAGATAGTAGTATCCATCTTCAAACACTTCTAACTCTTGACTACCTCGATGTATCTTTACATCTTCGTCTATAGTAAAGTCATTAGACGATATAGCAAATACTTTACCAAGTCTTAGATCTACAGCATTAGGTTGTACATCACCCTTTTGTATTTCTGTAAGATTAGATGTAGTTAGATCACCACCAATATTAATCATTGTCATAGTTATTATTTTCCCACGCTGATATAATGTTTCTAAAACCTATCAATACCCAATCATACGATGTATCAGAGTTCTCGTCAACATACTCAACTAATTTGTTGTATTGATCTTCTGTCATATTATCTGTATCTTCTATTCTAAACCAGTCATGAACTGTTTCCATTGCCCATCCAGTCAAAATGGATTCAATATTATCAGCCCACTTATGTAACTTAACATAAAGCTCAGTCACTATATCATCTCCTGTTCTAAGATATATCTATTCACTTTGTATTCTGGAGCACAAAATACATTTTCAATCATTCTAAAACCAAACTGTTCAATAAGCTTAACTCCAAGCTTTTGTGCACTTATTGGATCTTGCAAAAATATTGAACACTCGGTATAGCTATCAAAGGTAGGTTCAGTAAATATAAAAAAGTCAGTGGAATCATTTCCTGGTAGGAACTGCATTATGACCACCACCATAAACTTCATTCTTTTAATTCTTTCCTAAGTTCAGCACCTTCATAATTTTGCATGGCAAGATACTTTTCAAGCACAGGATTATCTGGCTCCATTCTTTTAACTTCTTTTGCAAGAGAGTAAATCATTTCATAGTCTAATCGAGTTTTAAGATGTTTGCCCATTTTTACTCCCTGCATGATAACAAGCTAGTTGAATTTTATAATACTCATTCTCTTCAAACTTATTCCAATTAGTAGGAGCAATAAGCTCACTACACTCTGTTAATGTCATAGGTGTTTGATTAACATATTGATTACCCATATACACCCAATCACCCGAGACAGTCTTTCCCCAGATTGTGATAACTAATATTACTACATCAGTTAGGTCCATCTGATTTCCTTTCTAGTTCATTAAGAAGGAAAATAGAATAATGTATTATCTTCATAACATCTTTAGGATTATCCCCATCTTTTTTTCCAAAACGTTTTGCATACTTTATGATATTAGATTGAAATGCTTCTTTAGCAATACCACAATCTTCCCAATCATCTACTACGTCTCTGTTGTTCTTACCAGCATAATGAGCAGAATAAGTAGCATCTATGTATGCTTGTATTCCTTGTATGATCTTATCTTCATTACGTTTGTATTCAGTCATCTGGAATATTCCTCTAACAATGTATCAATATACCGCATATTATGCGCAGCTTTTCCTAGTCTTATATTCTCACCTGTTCTATGACTAAAGTCAACTTCTATTTCATTCTTACCTTCTATCAATCCAGTAGGTGAATTATCAAATAGTATATCACACAGACCAGCCCACACAGCAGCAGAACTATCCCATGTGTCAATAGCCCACAAGTATTCTTTTACTAACTGAATCTCATTAGGACCATCTACCATACCTAAGAAGTGAATCTTCTTACCATTCTCTTTTGCTCGTTGTAGTATATTATGTTCATCTAACAACTGCATAAACTTCCATCGCGATAAGAATCTTTGTAGCTTATTGTCTTTTTCTACTCCATACGCCAAAGGTACAGCAAGAATAGAGACACCTATGTAGTCTACTTCTTCAGCAGTAGATGCCCAACCAAAAGCACCAAGGAGATCATCCACATCACCAGCCTTACCTTGAGGTACAAAGAAAGTTCCAAACCCATGAGCTCTCAACTCAGGTGCCATCTCTCTTGCTTTGTCGATTGTCTTTCTTGCAGGTTCTCCAGGATAATCTGACATAACAATATAGTCAGCTTTTACTTTGTATCCCATATCAATCAACTTATCTGATGGATACATCTCTCGGCCTTGCTTATACATTTCAAACGCACTGTTATCCATAACATTGATATAAGGCATCAATGAACGAGAAGAATCACGATTAGAATACCAGTTACGATATTGCTCATCTTGTTCTACTAAGTGTGCTAATGTTAGGTGAAAAGGTCTACCGGATGCAAATAAATCCAAATACGCCGTTGGCGTAATGTGTGCAAATTCTGTCATAATATCTCCATAATAAAATAGGCAGAGTCAACTGCCTACTGTGCTTGATGTACGTGATGAGGTGGAACTCTGTGAGCACTCTTTCCTGTTTCAATGTGAGCATAAGAACGACCACCCATCTGTTTTAGACCTTGGTATGTTCCTGATACTTTCTTTCCTGAATCTTGATGAGTAAAAGATACTTCTTTACCTTTCATCTTCTTCAGTTTAGCTTTTGCATTCATTACTGCATCAGCTTCTGCAATGTGTTGCTTAAGACTTTGCATGTTAGATCCCATATGATTAAGTTGTATACCAGAGTATTTATAACTATTCATACCGCGCCGTAGAGCCATTCTCACCGTCTTCTGACACGGTTATCTCTAAAGCTCTACCAGGATACTTAGCATTAATTTTCTCTGCTAACTCATCTGAGATCATTTCGCAACTGCGATGGTTGAGCTCAAGAATTCCATCAGAATAAAGAGCATCACACCAGCGCTTAAACTGAATAAACTCAATATCGCGATCATCATGAAAAACTTGAATACCCACTCGAAAATGGAAAATATGGCGGTGAGCATAACCGAGAAAGCTAACATCGTCCCAACCACCAGTAGCCAATCTGGTATCATCTTTTGCTGCAGGGTACAGATGTACCCCCTCCTTTTGAAATGTTATCCATATTTGATTAAACGTTTTCTGCATTAACTTCCTCTTTCATTTTATACAATTGCCAGAGTACCCACTTACGTTGCTTCTCTGTAAGTAAACGTAATTCAGTAATCCCACTAGCTTCAGTATAATAGTTTTTTGTTGGACAGTCAAGCACATTTTCAACCCATACTTTGGTGGGACCTGGATTAGGAAAAACTTCAGTAAGCCATCTTTGTTCTTCTGCCTCAGCTTCTTCTTTACTATCAAACATCATAGAAAAATCGGCTTTGATATCCCAATCTAAATACTTTTCACTTTTTAAGTAACCATCATCTACAGATGGATCAAACCTACGTAGTACATCAGATTGATGTGTTATACCAAACTTACAAAATACTTTACCTTCAGGAACTGTAAACTTTTTGTTCCTCATTGTTAAAAAATAAAACTTATACATAATCATCCTTTAATTACTAGCGTCCATAATATACTTTTCCATCATCTCTTTGAGATCGTGATACTTTGCTACCTCATCTAATTCCATTTCGATAGCTTCAATAATGTCTGGGTGTTCTCCAACTCCTGCAGCATTGTGCATATAGACTTCCACATTAGCAACGTGTTTATCAATATGACCTTGTGCATGAGATAAGAATGCCTTGATAAGTATTTCTCTCATTATGTCCTCGTTCCTGCAAACGTCTGTTGCATTTTAATATAGTCTAAGAATTCATTCTTGACTGATGGGTTAAAGAACTGACCTCTCAGCTCACTTGTTTGGGTCAAAGAAGAATGAGCCATGATACCTCGGTTCTCACAACATCCATGAGTACCTTGAATATATACAGCCAAGTCCTTTGCTCCGGTATGTTTCTGAATCTCATCAGCAATAGCTTTTGTCAACTCTTCTTGTAAAGTTCCACGACGAGCTACGTGCTGTGCAATTCTAGTATACTTAGAAAGACCAATTACTTTGACGCCTGGTAGTAGACCAATATATGCCACACCTGCAACTGGTTGGTGGTGATGTGAACACATTGAACGAATCTCTGATCTCGTTACAATCATACCTTGGTATCGAGTCTCAGCATCATCATTAGGGAATGCTGTTACAGCAGGTGAAGGTGAATAACGTCCTCCCATGATCTCGTTTACATACATCTTAGCCATACGACGACCAGTATCCATTGCATTGGGATCATTCTTACGATCAATCAATAGAGAGTCAAGAACACCCTCAAACTTATCTTGAAGTTCATCGATTAGTTTCCACTTCTCATCTTCATTGATGTAATCAGATATGTTATCGTTTGACCAGTAACGTACGCCTGCAGACTCTAGTCTTTCGCGTACAATTTCAGACATTGTTGCTTTCTTAGGTGATAGTGCCATTTATTATTCCTTATGTTCCAATAGCGTTTCCAAATAGGTAGACGTGCATTCGACCAGCGACATTAAAGCCTCTCTCAAATGCCATCTTAGCAACATCGCCAGCAGTCTCTTCTTGTTCTTCAAGACGTGCACCTGTAGGCATAATCCATACTGGATACTTTACACCAGCTTCACGGAACATGTCAACAACTTCATCTAGTTCTTCCCATTGATCCTCTTCTGGTCCTACAACAAACTTTAGTTGTCCATTTTTAGAAACATCATAATATGAACGTACAATGTCAGGATGTATAGCCTTTTCTCGTTTCTCGCCAGCTACACTCCATAGCTTAGGTGATATAGAAAAGAATGCTTCAGGTGCAAAAACGTTACTCGCAATTGTACTTACAAAATCATCTGTAAGTTTCTGAGTGCCGTTCGTCTCCCATGTAATAGAAGCTGGGAGGTTGCTTGCCGCATTGTACCGTGTCTCAGGAATTGGTCCACCAGGCATACTTCTTAGACCTTCGTAGATATCTAAGAACGCCATCTGAGCATGGCGCATAAGTGGTTCACCACCTGTTATACATAGGTGATTATGTTGCATAGACAAAGGATGACGAAAGTAACCTTCTGGGTTCCATTTAGTCTTCATTATGTCTATAATCTTCTTAGCGATAGTTTCTCCTGTTTCCTTAGCCATAAGATGTCTAAACTTCTTAGACCAAGTATAGGATGAATCACATCCCTTTTCCCATACGGGTAAATCTTCTACTCTGTTTACCTGTGTAGGATCATAATCTTTATATGGTAGATCCCATGTTTCAGGTTTAGTCGGAAACTTTTGACCAAAGCCATCACATTGTAAGTTACATAAAAAGAATCTAATCCAAGCAGTAGGTACACCAGTATAGTGTCCCTCCCCTTGGATTGAGTGAAAGATCTCTGAATAAGTATATTCTTTAGCTTTAGCTACTGTAGGTTTTACCTCAGGTGTTGATACTGTAGATAGCACTATTTGCTCCATGTTCCATACATTCAACTGACTCTACCCAACATCGGCCGTCAGTCATTTCGTTAACTATTTCTTGTGCTTTATTATACGCATGTTCAGCAAACTTTTCAACACCTACTCCATCAAGAATATTAAGATCTGCGAGATCTTGATTCTCTAGTATCTTAAATGTATCAATATATGGATCTGCTGTATCTAATACAACTTTGTGATCAAAGTTATCTTCTAACCATTTCTTTAGTGGTTTCAATCCACCAAAGTCTACAACCCAGTTACGTTCATCTAATTCACTAGCTGCAAACGTAAACCTAAAAGCAAGACTGTAGCCATGTAAGAATTTACAATGACTGTGCGCTCGAGGTTGACGAAAGCAGGCCGACAATCCTATATTATGACCATATGTCTTGGTTGATCTATACTGCATTACTTCTCTCCAATTTCTTTATTCCCATAGTCCAGTTTTCTGCTGCATCTTCTACATATCTTAAAGACTTATTAGGAAACTCTTCTGTAAAAAATCTCTTACCATTATCATCGAAATACTTAATATAGGCAACCTCTTCTTTGTAATTAATATGTATTTCACAATAACTTTTATCTGTTTCAGAATAGTAAGTAGAAAGTTTCCTGCCCATATAGATCTCCTATAAAAAATTAAGTGCTTTTGGATAAATTTTTGAGATAGCTGTAGCAACAGCTTTAGCTACCTCCATGTGTTCTTTCTGAGTTCCATTAGATGAACGTAACTCAATATAATGTATCCAGCTTCGAATAGTACCATTGACATATAATTTACTTACAGTATTACCTTCTGGAAGTACTACTCGTGCTTGTTCTTTTGCAATACCATTTTCTATTGCCCACTCATAAGCTGCTTTAGCTTCTTTTATTACTTTATTCTGTTTAGCTTCCCATTCCATAGATAGTTTTTTGTTTTCGTTTGTGATACTGTTCTGACGATTCTTATCATCTTGAAGACGAGCCTCACGTATTACAAATGAATTATTAAAAGAACGAATATCAGCGTAGCGCTGGCTAAACTCTTGAAAGGAAAATGATCTATGTCTGATGAGTTGTCTTGCAATGTCTCTTGTTGTTTCAATCTCGATGCACGCTGATGCCATTTCGAATGGCGACCAGTGCTGGTGTTTGATGAGATAGTCAAGTAACTTTGTTGTTGTCTTGGAGTTAACTTGGTTTGATGGATTGGAGACACGGGCGCAATATGCGATGAGGTCTTGTATGTTGTCGAGCCCACCAACGGACTCCCCTGTGTGGATACGACCAGAGGGTTGGCTAAAGGATACGAGACGTGCATTCAATTAACATAACCTCCAGTGCTATCAAAGGTCTTTACTTTATCTTTATATGATACAATAGCATCTATCATCTTATCATAATCTTCTCCAGTAAGAGATGTTCTGTATAGACTTAAACCAATTGTAGTTAACACAGCTGCTAACATTAATGTATCATTCTCTTCTGAAAGTTTATTAGTTAAAAGAATATAATCTCCATACACTCTTTTAAATTGTTCTTCATCATATTCTTCCATTACTTTCCTTGTCCTCTATATGATTTCTTTGATAACTTTTTTGATTTATTCATTGAAGACTTTTTGACATTACCACGTCCTATACTTGTCTTCTTGTTAATCTTTATACCTTTCATTGATCTAATATATCCTTTTCACTTGGTGCGTTTTCTAAACCTTTAATCCATATACAATCAACCATTTGATTTTTACTTGTTACTAACACAGATGCTGGTTTCAAAGCCTTGATGCATTCATCTTTATCTTTGTAACTTCCAACATGAAAGTAATCTATATTTTGCCCTAATAGAGCTAACCATACTAGTACCCACATATCTCACTCCATCTTGAAATCTTTGAATCTATTGTTAACTTCTGATTTATCAAATGCAGGAGTGTCATCTACTACTCCTTCATCTGGATTATCTACATCATATAATCTCATTCGAGATCTATCAATACCAACCACAAAACGTTTTTTATAGTTAGGATCATTGTATCTGTTCTTCAATTGCTTAACCATAACCTGGCCAAGAGCTTCTAGTTCTTCTGATGATACCAAAGCAAACATTAAGTCTGCTGTAGCGGGTAATCCAAAAGACTCGGACGTATCCTCAAGCCCAGGATCCGAGCTAGAGAAACCACTACGAGTCGTCTGCGTTGCAGTGACGATCGGTACGTCGAACTCGACTGCAAGGCCACGTAACTCTTCAGCAATTGCCTTAATGTACGTGTATGAGTTGATTGCACCACCCATTCCTTTCATTCTACTAGAAGAACAAATGTTGAGATAGTCAATGAAGATCATCTCAGGTACAAAGTTCTTCTTTAGTTTTAATTCATTGAGGAGAGCTCTAAAGTGCCCAGAATGAGCAGAACCAGTTGGATATTCTTTTATAATAAGTTTACCATTAGTACGAGAAGCCAATTCATCAACCTTACTAGTCAGCATAGGTTTAGATACATGTAATAGCTGATCCAATGGTATATTCAATAGGTTTGCATCTATTCGTTCAGCAATACGCTCCTCTGCCATTTCCATTGTAATATATAGTACATTTCGTCCTTGAGTTAATACATTACCAGCCATATGACACATAAACAAAGATTTGCCAACCCCAGTACCAGCGAGACATACGTTAAGAGTCTTGTTAGGCAAGCCTCCTTTTGTAATGGTGTTAAAGTAGTCCAGGTCGAACGGAATCCGTTCTTCGTCTTCATGATAGAAGTCATACCTGAGCTCGACGTCTTCGATATAGTCGTGGCCCACGGAGGGATCGAATGTGACCGCAAGAGCCTTTTGTAAGAGGTCGGGGAGTGCGTTCTTGGTGAGTGATTTGTGTTTTCCATCTATGATACTTATCGACTCCATGATTGCATTATGTATTGCTCTATCCTGACACCACTTCTCAGTTGTATCATATAACCACTTTTCATCAGACTCTTGTGTATCAAAGATGTTAGGAAGAATCTCCATAGCTGCAGTATACTGATCATCATTAAACTTATCTGACTGATCAACTTCAATCTTGAAAGACTCAAGTGTAGGTAGTTTGTTATAGTTACTTACAAACTTTGCAACCTCTTTAAAGAGTTGATTGTAAACACCTTCAAAGTATTCTGGTTTAATAAAAGGTAGAACCTTTCGCATGTAAGGTTCATTAGTCAATACATTACGAAGGACTACTTGTTCAATTTTGCTCATTGTTATTTACAAATCCAATCATTACGCTTTCAAGTATTTTACCAGCTTCTCTCTGAAGGTCAACATTATCTGTATCTAATTCATTATCAGGTGTATACTTTATATTGAAGTCATAGTTCATCATACCAGTCTTTTCATTCATTCTAACTGTTCCAAAGTTAATAACAGTTTCTATAAAATCACCTTGCTTTATTCTAATGTCCCATTGTTCTTCGTTATCTTCGTTAGGTACCAATTCGTATTGTACATTTTCTTCATACATATTTGGTATCTTAACCATTAGCATCCTCCACTATATCATCCATAGAGACAAGAGACTGATGGCCAATACTATATTGTTTTTTGATAAACTCTTTGAAGTC